TTGATGGTCAAATTTATGTAATTGAAAAGGCAAAAGGTCTTGACGGCAAAGCATGTTGGAAGGGATACAAGCTTGCTGGCACTAAGATGAAGGGCGGCAAGAAAGTTGATAACTGCGTGAAAGCAGGCGTTGAGTATGAAGGCGAAGAGATTACCGAGAAGAAGTTAGATCCTGTTAATCACAAAGAACTCAAGGGCGATCACGCTGACAGAAAGGATAAGGACATTGACAACGATGGTGATGTAGATAAGTCTGACAAGTATCTACATGCTCGTCGTAAGAAAGTTTCCAAGATCATCGCTATGAAGGGCAAGAAATGAAATCATTCAAACAACTCCGTGAAGAGTGTGAGTGTAAAGATAAAGAACGCAAAGGCAAGAAGAAGTCTCCTGTAGAAATTATGCCCACTGTCAGAGATGGTCAGAAGGGTATGGTTACGAAACCAACAAATGAGAATGTTGTCTTCGCTGGAAACTATCAAGGACCACTCTATGCTCCGCATCCAGACCTTGTAGAGAAAGCACCTCCTGGTGCTAAGTATGAGAGAATGGTGAAGCATATCAAGAAGAATTATCCAAAGGACAAAGAGGGTATCGCATACGCTACTGCTTGGAAGCATAAGAATAAGGATAAATAATTCAGCACATCATGCTGAATTACCATGCTCTCATTCTTACTTCCCCTTGCGGCTAAGATCGTAAAGGATGCCGTTGCCAAAGTTCCTGACAACGAAGAACTAGGAGAAAAACTAGTTGAGATCTGTATTCTTGTTCTAGAGAAAGCAGTCAAATTGACCAAGACCGAAATGGATGATAACCTTCTAGAGGTTGTCAAGAAAGCAATCGCAGCAAGAGAAGAAGCTCCTGCTGAGTGATATCTAGGGGACGCAAGTCCCCTATTTTTATAAATAAAATTTAGGAAAATAGTTTATCAACTGGAGTAAGTATCCATGTCCCTGTATAGCCGCGCTGAAACAGACGCACAAAGCTTGAAACTTCTTAATACTACTGAGAAGAATTCTGTAGATAAGTATGATCACGATAACACCCTGATCGTTGATGGTGACAGCACTGTTTCTGGTGCTCAGGGTTATGCTACTGCTGCCCGTCGTTCAATCTTCATTGATGAGGTTGAGGCAACCCTTGCTGAGAACAGAGAGCGTGGACTCACTGCTCCTGGTTGGTGGGAGTATATGACTTATACTGATTCTTCTGGTGCTACTCGTCATAAGGCAACTCACCTTGTATCATTCAAGGATGCTCCTGCTAATGCTGCTGATGCTGATGATGATTTTGCTGCTGATCTTGCAGCTGCAATCGCTCTGGTTGCTGATTGGGGAACTGCTTCTACTGCTACTCCAGTCGCTGCTGTTGGTAATACAATCACACTCAGCGAAGCAACACATACTGGCGTAAATATTGTTATTGACGCTAATGACATTGTTGATGCTGGTTCTTCGGTTCTCAATGGTGGTACACTTAAATTCCAGTGGCAGCGTCAGAAGACTGCAACTGGTCGTTGGGCAAATGTTACCGATACCCTCGATGGTCCTGGATTCTTTATTGGAATGGCAGCAGGTGCTCCTGTTCTTACTATTGCAGGTGCTCAGGTTCTTGAAGATGCTGGTGTTGATGGTTACGAATTCAGAGTCAAAATTACTTCAACCACTGGTGCTGAAGAAGTAGTTTCCCCAGATCTTGCTATCGTTGTTGGTGCATGATCTAAATGAATTTCAGTGAGTTGACACCAGACAACTGGTTGTTCTTTGCCATTCAAAACTACAATAACCCGTCGTCAGTAACTTACAGTGACTTTGAAGAAGATCTGAAAAGATTCAAATACATCAAAAGATTACTCAAAAGATACGAGACGACGGGTGAATTGAAGACCCACCTTATTCTAAATCATGTGATTGTATTGTATAATGTTTTTGATGACGCAGCAACACCGTTGCTCTTTTATAAGACAGAAGCTACATACTGGTCTCAAATTAGAGCATTTATGTTGTTTCTAAATAGATTACCACCTTCACTTACAGAGGATATTGACGAGGAATGTCTGAAAACTCTAAACATGATATGAATGAAATGGCAAATGTTGCTGGATCTGGAGAAGGTCTATCACTGCCACCTGCTTTTGTTTTTGTAAATCCTAGACAAAATCGTAAGTATAAGAAAGGTAATGATAAAGTTGATGGTCGCACCAAAGGCGCTCGTGCTCTCTTTAATCGCATTCAAAAAAGAAAAATGAAAGAAGAACTAGAAACAACAGTATCTGAGGCTGTCTCGTCTGAGACTGAGAGAGCACAGAAGCAAATCGCTCAACAGAAGAAACTGGGTCGCCAGAAAGATCTTCAAAAGAAGCGTGATGAAGCGAAGCAAAAAATGCAACGCAAGACAAAAGAAATGGATACCCTTATGAAGGCAAGACTTTCCGACTTCAAGAGAAAGGCATCCGATCAAACAAAGAAATTGAAAAAGGAAGACAATGCAATGACTGGTGAAATTATGATGGAAAATCAAGATGTAATCCAAGTTGCTCTTGATGTAGCAACTTCTGAACTAAATCCAAGTGGCGAAGGTTCATTCGCTAGGATTCAGTTCTCTGACGGCGGGGTTCAAAACCTAGATAACTTCTCAGCAAAGCGTATTGCTGCTTGTTATGCTCAGTTAGATGACACGCACAAGCAACAGTTCCAGTATATGCTGAACAAAGACGCTTCTACGTATCAATCTGCTCTTGACTTTGCTATCCGCAACGTTTGATAAGAGGGCAAAGTGGCATTCGGTCTCCAGAAGTTAGCAGTCCTTGAAAGCAAACTCGATATTTATGAAGACCTGTCTAAAGAAATGCTCGACAAACTTGAGCGAGCAGTTGGCACTATTAGCGAAAGCAGCAACCGAGTAGCAGTTATTCTTGAGCGTCATGAAGGGCGTTTAGATGACAGCGAAAAGACTGACCAACTGCTTCTCAAAATGTTTGATGAGATGAAAGCAGAAAATCGCAGAGACCATCAGGCAACTGCTGATAGAATTGAATCTCTACAAAAAAAGGTAGAGCAAAACCAAAGGTTTGTTATTGGTGCTACTGCTGTCTTGGCAACGATCGTGACAGTGTTACAAGTGGCTCCACCTATCATCAGACTCTTGACACCAGGGGCAACCGCTGCTACTATGGAGGTCGTGAAGCCTTTGTAATGAATGTCATTTATTGACGTAAAGTATATCCAACTAGTATCCTCTCGCTTGGTTCTCTTTACCCGCAAGAAGGCAGATCTGTATAATTTCAGGTGTCCTTACTGTGGTGACTCGCAAAAGAGACGCAATAAGGCGAGGGGATATTTGTTTAAGATCAAGAACGACTTTGTGTTCAAGTGCCATAACTGTGGCATGGGGAGAACACTTGCAAACTTCTTGAAGGACCAGGATACATTCCTTCATGATCAATATGTCATGGAAAAATTTAAGGATGGTAAGACAGGCAAAGGCACAACTGTACCCAATCCTAAATTTGAGTTTAAGACTCCGCAATTTGTAAAACGCGATACAGGTCTTGAGAAAATTTCTGAACTAAATATTTCTCACCCAGCGAGAGAATATCTTGAGAACCGAGGCATCAAAGATCTAGATTACTTCTACTATTGTCCGAAGTTTAAGGCTTGGACAAATGATCAAAAGAAGATATTTGACAACCTCAAGCAAGATAGTCCCCGTATTATTATTCCATTCCGAGACAAACAAGGTAACCTCTTTGGATACCAAGGCAGATCACTTGCCCCCAAGGCAAAACTAAGATACATCACGATCATGCTGGATGAGGAACAACCCAAGATCTTTGGACTGGATAGAGTAAAAGAAAACAAACCTGTTTATATCGTTGAGGGACCATTTGATGCGACCTTTCTTGAAAACTCTGTTGCCATGGCTGGGTCTGACGCTGATGTTCGGACGTTTGGCTGGAGCAATTATATTTGGGTATTTGATAATGAACCACGCAACAGAGAGATCGTCGCCCGAATCTCCAAAGTCATTGACCGAGGAGATAAGGTAGTCATTTGGCCAAAGAAAATACAACAAAAGGACATCAATGATATGGTCCTTGCTGGACACAATGTTCAGGATGTGGTAGACTCTAATGTCTACAGTGGATTAGAAGCAACTCTTAAATTTAACGACTGGAAGAAAGTATGACAAACGGACACGGTATCAAAGTTCGCAAGCGAAGCGGCGCTGTGGAGGCGCTGAACCTCGATAAGATCCACAAGATGGTAGAGGAAGCTTGCGAGGGGTTAGGGAGCGGTGTGAGCGCCTCTCAGGTGGAGATGAACTCAGGTCTCCAGTTCTTCGATGGCATCGAGACAAAGGACATTCAGGAGATCCTGGTGCGTTCTGCTAGCGATCTGATTAGTTTGGACACCCCCAACTATCAGTTCGTTGCTGCTCGCCTGCTTCTCTTCGCGGTTCGTAAGCAAGTCTTTGGATCGGACTGGGTAAATGGTCATCCTAATGTACATGATCATGCTGTTGGTTGTGTATCGAGAGGCGTATATGATGGAGAGATCTTGGGTAAATACTCTATGGAAGAGTGGGACAAGATTGATAGTTGGATTGATCATGATCGTGACATGCTATTCACTTATGCAGGTCTACGTCAGGTCGTTGATAAGTACCTCGTGCAAGATCGATCCAGTGGCGAACTATATGAGACGCCACAATATATGTACATGATGATTGCTGTTACCCTATTCCAAAACTATCCCAAGGAAACACGTCTCGATTATGTCAAGCGATACTACAACGCAATCTCAAAGCACAAAATCAACATTCCCACACCTATCATGGCGGGGGTTAGAACTCCACTTCGACAATTTGCTAGCTGTGTGCTTGTTGACAGCGATGACACCCTCGATAGTATCTTTACTAGTGATATGGCTATTGGCAGATACGTTGCACAAAGGGCGGGCATCGGTATCAACGCAGGTCGCATCCGTGGCATCAACAGTAAGATCCGAGGCGGAGAAGTTCAGCACACAGGCGTTGTCCCTTTCCTCAAAAAGTTTGAAGCAACTGTCAGATGCTGCACTCAGAATGGCATCCGAGGTGGATCAGCGACTGTCCACTTCCCAATCTGGCACCAAGAAATCGAAGACATTCTAGTCCTTAAGAACAACAAAGGTACAGAAGATAACCGAGTTCGTAAACTAGATTACTCTATTCAAATCAGCAAGCTGTTCTATGAGCGTTTCATCAACAACGAAGACATCTCCCTCTTCAGTCCACACGACGTTCCTGGTCTGTATGATGCTTTTGGCACTCCTGGATTTGACGAGTTATATCGCTCTTACGAATCTAATCCAGACATTCCAAGACGATCTATTGGCGGTCAAGAACTTATTCTGGACCTCCTGAAGGAGAGAGCAGAGACTGGTCGAATCTATATCATGAACATCGACCACTGCAATGAGCATTCCTCATTCAAAGACAAGGTGAACATGTCTAATCTCTGTCAGGAGATTACACTTCCCACCACTCCTCTCCAACATATTGATGGTGAAGGTGAGATTGCCCTGTGTATTCTCTCTGCTATCAATGTTGGTAAGATCAACAAACTTGATGACCTAGAAAACCTCTGTGACCTTGCAGTCCGTGGTCTAGAGGAACTTATTGACTATCAAGATTATCCTGTGGAAGCAGCAAGGATTAGCACTCTTGCTCGCCGTTCTCTCGGCATTGGTTATATCGGACTAGCACACTACCTCGCCAAGCAAGGAGAACACTATGACGATCCACGAGCATGGAAACTCGTCCATGATTTGTCTGAAGCTTTCCAGTTCTATCTACTCAAATCCAGTAACGCAGTTGCCCAGGAAAAAGGTGCATGTGAATACTTCACTCGCACCAAGTATGCAGACGGTATCCTCCCTATCGACACTTACAAGCGTGACATCGATGAGTTCTGTGGAGACACATTGAACTATGATTGGGAATCTCTTAGAACATCTATCACCACCCATGGTCTACGGCACTCAACATTGTCCGCACAGATGCCATCAGAGAGCAGTTCCGTTGTGTCAAATGCCACAAACGGAATCGAGCCTCCTAGAGCATATATGTCCGTTAAAAAGTCAAAGAAAGGACCACTCAAGCAGATCGTTCCTCAGTATGGTAGTCTCAAAAATAACTATACTCTTCTCTGGGACATGAAGGACAACGATGGTTATATCAAAATTGTCGCTGCGATGCAAAAGTTCTTCGACCAGGCAATCTCTGGTAACTGGAGTTATAATCCAGAGAACTATGAGAACAATGAAGTTCCTGTTTCTGTCATGGCAGGTGACCTTCTGAAGACCTACAAGTATGGTTGGAAGACTTCTTATTATCAGAACACTTATGATATCAAGAGTGACGAACCACAACTAACAGAAGAAAAGAAAGCATCAATCCAAGACTTATTAGACGACATTTTCCAAACGGAGGAAGAAGATTGTGACAGTTGCAAAATTTAGAACGAGCGAACCAATGCGTAGCAAGGTAGAGGGGATGACGGTGTTCAACACCACTCAGTTGGACAGCACAAAACAAAAGATGTTCTTTGGACCTCCTCTGGGGGTTCAGAGATATGATAAGTTCAAGTATCCTGTGTTTGATAAACTCACGCAGCAACAGCTTGGATACTTCTGGCGTCCTGAGGAGGTATCTCTCCAGAAGGATCGTGCTGACTATCAAACTCTAAACGCAGCACAAAAGCATATCTTCACTTCTAACCTGAAGTATCAGATCCTTCTGGACTCTGTGCAGGGTCGTGGTCCTGGGATGGCTTTCATGCCTTACTGTTCTCTTCCAGAACTAGAAGGTGCTATGAATATCTGGCAGACCATGGAGATGGTCCACAGTCGCTCTTACACCCACATCATCAAGAATGTCTATGCTGATCCCTCTGATGTCTTTGACCACATTCTAGACGACGAGAAGATCCTCTCACGAGCACAATCAGTTACCCATGCTTACGATGAGTTTCTACGAGCAGCACAAGAGTGGGGTGCTGGTCGTCAGTGGGAACATGCTTTAGAAGGTGTCGATAATGCTATGTGGGAACTCAATGATCTCAAGAGAAAGTTATATCGAGCGGTCGCTAATGTCTATATCCTTGAGGGAATTAGATTTTACGTGTCGTTTGCATGTTCTTTCGCTTTTGGTGAACTTAAACTCCTGGAAGGAAGTGCCAAGATCATCGGACTCATCGCCAGAGATGAATCCCAACACATGACAATCACCCAGAATATCCTAAATAAATGGAAGGAGGGCGATGATCCAGAGATGGTCCAGATCGCCAAGGAAGAAGAGGAAAATGTCTATGACATGTTCCGTCAGTGTGTAGAGGAGGAGAAGCTCTGGGCAGAGTATCTGTTCAAGGATGGTTCTATCATCGGATTGAACGATAAACTGCTTGCCAAGTATGTTGAATGGACTGCCAATCGTCGCCTGAAGTCTATTGGACTGAAGGCAATCTTTGACACACCAGTATCAAACAACCCACTTCCCTGGACTGAGCACTGGTTATCTTCCAAGGGTATGCAAGTCGCTCCTCAAGAAACAGAGGTCGAATCATACCTAATCGGGAGCATCAAACAAGATGTCAAAAAAGACACCTTCGCAGGATTTCAACTATAAGTTCGAACACCACTGGGGTGGTGAAGACAACTGGTACACCAAGGGTAAGAGGTGGGCGAACAAACAAAAGTTCCCCATCAACCATCTTGCCCTTGGTGCTATTGAATGGTTGCGTGAACGCTGGGTAGATGGTAGAGTGGAGATGGAGATGGCATCCATCGACAAACAAGTCAAATACATTGGAGAAATCTGGGACAAAGAAGATGAGCTCAACCGACAACCAACAGTGGAAGAGAGACCTTCTAGCGTGTCCGACCTTCCAACTCTCTCAATTAGAAATCCAGTTGTTGAGAGAGGGACCGAAGAGCCTAGCACAAGCGTGGCATCTTCAAGCATTGAAAATCCGTTTCCTGACCCATGGGACGGGGACTGGAACGATGCGGTCTGGACCTGGCAACGAATAAATAAGGAGAGATCGTTATGAGTATGTGGCAAAGGATAAAGAATATTCGAATCCCTGGATCTATCGTGGCAGCGTCTTTGACGGGAGCGATATTGGGGACTACTATGGTTTTGTTTACCGTATTACCTGTAGCACCACCAACCGTTCGTACATCGGAAGAAAATACTTCTGGCAAAAACGAAAGCCTCCAAGTGTGGATAAAACTACAAAGCGGAGAAGAGTTACTAGTGAAAGTAACTGGAAACTCTACTATGGAAGTTCTGATGAACTTAAGGAGGATCTTAAACTCTATGGACGGGACGCTTTTAGTAGAGAAATCCTTTCTCTCCACACCACCCCAGGAAGAGTAAACTACGAGGAGACTCGCCAACTGTTCCTTCACGATGTCCTGACCGAGAGCTTGACGGATGGCACACCTGCCTTCTATAATAGCAACATCCTCGGTCGCTACTACCGTAAGGATTACTTTGAGCCGTGTGAAGGATCTAACCCTTGAGACGGATGCTGAATTCAATTAATTTAATGATCAAAAAATTACTTCCTATCGCTTTGGCGACTTCTATTCCTGCTGCTTGTGCTTACCCTAGCATCAGCGAGATCAAAAACCCTCCTGCTGTTGATGTAGCGGTCAATGTAGAGAAGGCAGTCCCCATTGAGGTAGTAGAAAAGGAGTGGAAATGCCCAGGATGTAATTACAATGAGAAATATGTCCTGCAAAAACTCCAAGAAAAAACCAAGATCTCAGATCGCAATGCACTTGCTACGATCATGGGAAACATTAAGTCTGAAAGCAACTTCCATCCCAACATTTGCGAGGGAGGGGCTAGAGTTCCTTACAACGCTTGCCGTAGCGGGGGGTATGGTCTTATTCAGTGGACCTCTATAGGACGTTACAGAGGTCTTGGATCTTTCTGTAATAAATACAAGTGTGACCCGAGCAGTTTGGAAGGACAAGTTCGTTACATGATTAACGAACCACAATTCCAGAAAGTTCTTCCAGAATTTGAAGGTAGCGGTATGCCAGTTCACCAATATATGGTTGGAGCATACTACTGGTTGGGTTGGGGTATTAAAGGATACCGCGAACAATATGCCTACCAATATACAAAGAAATTGGTCTGGGCTTGACAATCGAATATAGACCCTCTATAATGTGAGGGTTCACATGACTCAGTAGCTCAGTGGATAGAGCAACTGCCTTCTAAGCAGTCGGTCGTTGGTTCGACCCCAACCTGAGTCGCCAGTCGGCATGGCGGAATTGGTAGACGCGCTGGGTTTAGGTTCCAGTGTCCTTGCGACGTGGAGGTTCAAGTCCTCTTGCCGACATTCCAACTTACTAATTGGATCATGTCTTTAATTTCTAAACAAGACCGTGCTATGGCGGTTGAGGCGCTTGAGTTTTATATCATGCATCTCAAGAAGGATGATTGTACGCAAGCATCTATCACCGCCTTTCAAACACTTCTCAATTGGATCGAGTTGGAACAATATAAAAAGGGCGATTAGCGCAGCGGTAGCGCAGCTGCTTTACACGCAGTTGGTCGTTGGTTCGAATCCGACATTGCCCACTTAACTTCTAGAGGTTAAATGAATAAAAATGTTATCCGTAAGATGCCGCATGTGTGGCAACGAGCTAGAGGCTCACCCGACTAAAACAAAGTGTTGTGGTTGTCCCAACATGACAACCATTGTTGGTGAAAAAATCACTGCTGTAGACTTGTCTGAAGTAGTGTTGCTCAATTCTAACAACATTATAAAGAAACAACCAATATTGTCAAATGCTGACCTAAAATACCAAGAGGAACGACGCCAACGCAAAGTTCGTAAACTTGATTTTGAGGTCCGCTAATGATTAATCTTCACCAACGCTTCAATCACTACCTGCATACCGATAAAAAGGTTGATCTGCAGGATGTGAACGAACGTATCATCAGTTATGGCTGGTGTGACAATGGTAAAGATTTAACTGGTTACTATGTCTTGACAGAAAACTATGAACTGGTGTATAATCTAAAAGACCAGTTCCAATCTAAAAACTTAAGGAGAGGTGGTCGAGTGGTTGAAGGCTCTAGTCTTGAAAACTAGCGAAGTGAAAGCTTCCGTGGGTTCGAATCCCACCCTCTCCGCCTTCGGAATGTAGCTCAGTTTGGTAGAGCACTCGCTTTGGGAGCGAGATGTCGCAGGTTCGAATCCTGTCATTCCGATTGTGAAATATATATTATTTTCCATCACAACTATGGCATTTACCATCTACTCAAAACCAGGATGCCCTTACTGCGAAAAGTTTGTGGCAATTGTAGAACATGAAGAACTTCCACATGTAGTATATGAATTGGGTAGAGACTTCACAGGGGAAGAATTCTACGCAGAGTTTGGTGAAGGTGCTACATTCCCTCAAATTGTTCTTGGTGATCTTTATCTAGGAGGTTGTCAAGATTCTATCCGTTATATGCAAGAAAAAGAAATTTGTTGTGTACCATGACTGAAGTAACTGAACTTGAGTTTGAAAAAAACTTTGATGACTACATGGAACGAATCGAAAATCAAAAAGAGGAGTTCCTAATTAGACGTGCTGATGGCACTGCTGTTGTAGCAGTCCCAGCAGGTGAAGAATATAATTATCTTTGGGATCACGATGATGCTTCTTAGATCACTGAAACGCAAGTGGAAAAATAGACCTCGCACTCGTAGAGAGTGGGTAAGATTATATGTTTCATATTTGAAGCGTATTCCAGAGAGGCAATACTGGCCAATCTTTATTATTCTGTCTCTCTACTTTGTCGTTCCGATGAGTGAGATTACAGTAACACTTGGAGCACTTCTCTATTTCAAATTTGAAAAGAGAGTTCGACCAGTCATTGAAAAACTCACCAAGAGATTGCCTGACTGGTTGCGCTATGGTGGTAGCATTATCTTTTTCCTTGTGATGATTGATGACACTTTGTTTTATTTTGGTTTGATGGCTCTGGCAGCATGGAGTACCAAGCAAGTTCAGAAATCCAATTCCGAAACTGACACAGACCCTTCACAAGACCAAGAGGGTGTGCTAGAATTACAAGGTAATCAGGAGACACATGAAACCGACTGTAATTCTTGAGCGTTCCCCCTATCGTTATGTCCAGTGCGGTCTCCTAGAGATCAACGGTAAACCTGATTACCGTATCCAAAAGTTCAACGAGTGGACCAAGCGTTATACAGACATGTATTTGCTTGACAACCAGATGCAACTTGATGTATGCTTAGAAGATCCTGAATATACTAAGTGGTTAGATCCTGACCCTGAGGTTGGTGCTTACCGCAAGTTTGACTAGTCT